AATAACTAACATACCTCTTGGTGGTCGCATTTTATCAAAGTATTTTCTAATGTATTCATCCATATGTGATAAAGACATTGCCTTTGACCAAATTGAATAAATTGGTGAATAACCGTAAACTAATGATGGTTTGTACTTACCTGCTTTCCAAATTAGTTCTCCTTCTCCATAAATAACACGTTTTGGTTGTGGAATACCAATTGAATAAACAGAATTAACTTCACATACTGCTTTAAGTGCTTTAGCACCACATTGATCACATGTATCTTGTGCTAAACGTGTATCACGATGTTCAAATCGTGGACATACAAACACTTTATTTCTTTTATCATCATAACCTATTCTACCATCAGAGTCTGCAATCATTGCAACTTGTGGTGGGTCTACACGTATAATTTCTTTTATTTCTGTTTTCAAAGGATCTATTTCACCTGTAGTATCATCTACCCAATAGTTCTTTAGTAATAACATGTATGCATTGTCTGCAATTTCTAAATCTCTCTCAAGTTGTCTTGATACATCTTCTAGTGTTTGATCGTTACCATTAATTCTTTTTGTCATCAAGTCTTCTAATTGTTTTCTATGTTCAGGAACAGGTCTTCTTAGATCATTTGAACCACATGTATCACATAATAGTTTCTCTGATCTTTCATCTGTAGGAGCATATGCTTCATTATCAATACCTGCCATTGTTGTTTCATCTGTTGGTTTATATTGGAATTCTTTAGAACATACATTACATTTATATTTGAATTTTTCAACTATTTCAAATCCATTCTTAAACATTTCTCTATTGATAGTTTCAATTGGTATACGTAATGCATCTATATTATCTGCTAATTCATATATCATAATAAGAGGAAATGGAAAAATAGGTAATTTAGCACCTGTATCGGTACTCATATAAGGTTGAGATATTGATGGTCTTACTGTAGATTCAGTGAATGATTTATTACTTACTCTAAAAGCACTCTTTAAAGAGTCTACTATACCCATACACTATTCGGAATGTCTCTATATATAAACTTTGTCCAGATTTGTAATTTTTTTGTTACCCACTATGTTCGGTTACTGAGCAGTTGATATCCCTGCCTTTGTTGCTTTTACAAGTGCAAGTACCATGTGTATGCTCTACATCCCCACCTTCATGTGAATGTGTTGTACCATCTTCATGTGTGTGTTCTTTATCTTTCTTATCTAATATACCCATAAGAATATTAATATATAGTTACTATTTAAATATTCGTAGTATAGTCATTGGTGTGAGCTTGCATACTGATAAAGTCAGAGGACTGAAGTAGCGACTCAGGTGACGTACTACTTTATATACAGCGTATGAAACAAAAAAGTATGGTAGATATCAGTACAGATGATTTTAAAATTATATTTAGATGGTTTGAGCTTGCACATGGTAGACTTGAACCAAAAGATATACCACTTGAAGATAAACGCACTTTTTGGAAACTAACCTTCTTAGCAGAAGATCGTATATCAGAGGAAAAAGCATTAAAGTCTGATGACTAAGTGTGATTATTGTGGGGATAACACAAATAATATAATTGCATTTCCTCATCCAGATACAGGGGATATAAAATTAATGTGCGATATTTGCATGGAAGACATGGAAAAAAGACATAAGCGAGCCGAAGGCGAGCATTGAGAATTTGAAGTTACGTTTATAAGAGGCACGTAGCATATACATACCAATGGGTTACAAAAGAGAAGTAGCAGAAGAACTACAAGACATAAGAAAGGAGTTTACTAGGCTTCATAATAGATTATTTATTTTATCACGAAGACTTGAGCATGAAGAGTCTGAAATTGTAGAACATGACGATCCTATATTGGAGGATGTAGGACATGGATAATTCAGTAAGGACTGTAAAGACAAAGGGCTGGAAATGGGATTGGCATTTACTAATTGCTTTCTTTTTCATAGGAACTGGTATAGGACTTCCTATAGGAATTGTAATGTTAGTATGGAGAGCATGGGAAGAAACTAAAGGTCAATACTGGGAAAAAAGACCAAACTTAGGAGACTTACACTTTGATACAGCGAGGAAAAATCAATGACCGAACGTAAAGATGGCTCAAGAAAGTATGGTAATATGGGCATATCATATAGATTATTAAGTGAAGCAAGTGGCTGCACACAGTATAAAATAATGAAATATGTTAGAGCATTAGAAAAGGTGATGGAAAAACATGGTGGCTTATAGTAGTATAATTAGGGACTTGTTAGATCTAGTAGAACAAGAATGGTTACCAGAGGAAAACAAAAAACAGATTCAGACTTTGCTTATAGAACTTATAGAAAATATGGTCGAAGATGATAAGGTAGGGGGTAGGTTTAGATGGCAATAGGTTACAAACAAATAGCCAAAGTAATCTGTATCGCTTGTGGCGAGCCGTTAGGCGAGCATAGAAAAAAAGAATTGGCTCGTTGTTTGTTTCGCATTCAAGGAACAATGGTCAGTAATGGCATCGAAAACGATGCTTCTCAAAACACTGAACGTCAACTTGACCAAAGTGAAGACATACCTTTGGCTAAGGGTTTTAACACAGGAGTGGGATGATATGGTTAAAATGGAGACTTTGAGAGATTTCGAAATGTATCAAATGTTCAAAGACAGTAAAAAGAAGAAAAAGAGGAAATCTAAAAGTTAGATTTATATAAGGTGTTGGGGTACAGATAGACATTGGGTAATCAATATTGGGGTGGAAAATTACTTGGTGGGTATGCAGGGTTGTATCATACAGCAGAAAAAATATCTAAGTATATTCCTGAATGTAAAAAATATGTTGAACCGTTTGCAGGGTTAGGTAGGTTACATAAATTTATCAAAGCAGATGAAATATTTTATAATGATATGTCAGATTTTGCTTTTGAATATCTTAAAAAAAATTACTCAGATGCAACAGTAACACAGCAAGATTTTACAGAGATGTTCAAACATGATAGTGAAGATACGTTTTTCTTAATTGATCCAGTATGGCGTGATGAACATTACTCTAGAAATAGCTTAACATTTATGGACAGAAAACCTTATGAGTATTATAAAAAAATATTTGAAATTGTGCCAAAGTTAAAGGCTAACTGGATTGTGTGTGGTGTAGCAGATGAACGCCAAACTAGAGGTTATATGTCAAACCATAATTATAATAAATTAATTGTTGAAAGTGAAGGTAACGTAATATTTGGTAAAAAAGCTAGAACATTATTAGTATCTAATATGGAGTTAAGTTAGATTTATATAAGGTGGAGATGGAGATAAACTATGTACAGCGATGAAAAAACTTGGAAAGAACACTACGATGATTGGACACATATCATCAAGCGTTTAGAAGGTAAAGACGGTGGTATTGTCTTTAGACGTAAGATAATTCAAAATCTTATAGATGATTATGATAGGAGTGAGCACAATGGATAAGGTCATGTATGTGTTCCTAGTATTGATAAGTTGTGTCATGCTTTTCGGTTTTCTTGCTTCTGCTAATGCAGAAGAATTCGTTAATTCACTTCCTTCGGAAGTTATTGTTACGCAAGGTGATTATGTTCGTGTGACTAATTTATCTAACTCTACTTTGTCTATTAGTTCTGATAGTGGTTTGTTTAGTTCTGGAGTATTATATACGAATGGTACATGGACTGGTGGTATGCCTTATGATGTAGGTTATTATCCTTGGTCTGATTCTAACGGTAATAAAGGTGTTATTCGTATTATTGATAAAATACAGCCCACCGTTGAACCAGTTATAAATGTTAGTGATAACGTAGTTAGTGGTACTGCTACTCCTGAGACTCCTATTGCTGTTACTGTTATTAATCCTAATATGGATAGTTCTACAGTGATAGTAAAGACCGACTCTGAAGGAAACTTTGAACAGAACCTTAACCCCACCGTTAAAGGTGAACATGATATATATGTTACTGATAAAGATGAAACCGTAAAGACTACTTATGATGTAGTTGATGAGAATGTTAATCTTGAGACTAGGTTAAGTATTATGAAGAGTTTGGAATCTATCCTCCGAATTATCTTTGGTTATCCACTAGAATAGTGTGAAGAAGCCGATTATGGTTTTGTAACAATAGTCCCACATTAGATTTATATTGGGGTACCGTATATTTAAAGTATCTGCATCTTCATCATTGCAGACTCGCCTCCTGATATGAGTAGGGCTTTGTCCCTACTTGTATCTATTTGTATTTTTCAGCACCTCTTAAAATCGTTTTTTTTCCATATCCACTTGGAACCAAATCGCCTGCCTCTCTACACTGTGGAATTGCTATAAAAAAAAAGAAAAGGATTTCTTAAGATTTTACTCTTAAGTCGTGCGTTTCTTATGCTTTAGGGCTGATGCCTAAGATTACTGCCTCAGTCTTGAAGTTGTAACCCTTCATGACTGTGTTCCAGTCGGCTCTATCAATCTTGTAACCTGTTACAGTTACGGTGCTGATTTCACCTTTAACGCCTGCTTCAATCAATTGTTCTTCTACTGATTTCTTTACTGGTGCAGGTGTTGCGACAGTAGGGTTAGAAACGCTTGCTTGCTGTGCCTGTTGACCGTTAGCCATGAATTG